CCAGTGTACCGCGCTTTTTCCCTTGCGCCTACTTAAGCGGGCATCGCCGCGTTAGGCAGGTATGGGAAATTAACGTGCATCAACGTATAGCCGTTCGCATTTTCCGCAGCAGCCGGCTCAAGCGGAACCTTGATAGGCTGATCCTTTTCAACGTTCAAGCGACCGCCGCCAAGGCCGAGTAACGGAATATCCCAAACCATGCCGGCGTTTTGCGCCGCATAGATGGTGTTAAAGCCAACGTCAGCGTTGTTGCGCACAGCCTTAACCGCCGCAACGTCAGTGAAATAAGCCGTAACCGATCCGCCAACAACAAAGTTACCGGCGCTAGTATCAAACGCACCCATAACGCCGACTGCCTTGTTAGGCGTAACGCCGTTCTTAATCGACACATTGCCTTCGGTAACGTAACCAAACAACGCCGTAGGCTTAGACGTAGTAGGATCGTTAATAGCCATCTTAATGCGGTACACGTCAGACGACGTGTTGATAGCATCTTCACCGGCAGCCGAAACCGTAGTGCCAAGCGTAGCAGACTTAATCTTATCGCCAGCCGCACCGCTGCGTTGCGTGTTGTCACAAGCAACAAAGCTTAAATCAGCAGTCAGCTTGTCAGCCTGCGGAACATTCAAGGTCAGTTCGTTTGCAACCGCACCTTCTAAGTATTCCGCTTGCAAGTCACCGGGGTTTTGAGCCTGCGGGCCTTCGCCAAGCGTGCGTTCAATATGATACGAACGGCGCTTAATCAACGAAGCGGTTTTTTCGTTGCGAATGACCGTACCGAAAAACATTTGAATCGTCTTGCCGGTGCCCGCTTCGGCAACAGGCGCCCAAGTTGTATCATCAAACGTAATCTTAGTTGCAACAATCGAAGCGATACGCGCATAGCCAACGTTATTGGCAAACTTGAGCGTAGAACTATCGCCGCCAATAAAGACCCATTCGCCAACCGTCAGGCCAAGCGTGGTTAAATCCGTTGCCGCCGCCACAAGTGCCGGAATGCCGGACGTAACGGTAATTTGCACGTCAGCAGACGGGAACTTAAAGCCCACAACTTCTAACTTCGCCTTAGTCGGCGGCGATGCTTCATCAACAAGCGTTTCACTTACAACAACGGTCGTGCCGGTGGCGCTGGCAACAGTCTTAAGACCGTTATTGCTTGCATTGCTAAAGCCCGACGCCTTAACTAAATAGCCGGCCTTATTGAACGCCGTCAGACCAGCAGCCGCCGCATACGTCTTAGTTGATGCAGTGACGCCAGATAACAGCGTATTAGCTGCGCTAAGCGTGAAAGATTCCGTAGACGGCTTGCGGCGAGCGTCAGCAAAGAAAAAGCCTTGCAACAGCCGCGTTAAATTGTTCTGCGTTACGTCGGTGCTAAAACCGCCCGATGCGTTAAGGTCAGTTGGCGTGCCTTTCTTATTCTGACGCGACGGGTCAATAGGCGCACGCGCAACCGTGCTAATTTCGCCGCCAAAATCCGAATATCCGTTAGGCTCTTGACCGAACCAAATGGGGTCATAGCCGTCAACGCCGCTGGCAGGAAGCGTCTTTAACGCCACTTCCTCCGCGATGTTTAGGCCGGTTAAGTTACTATCAATCTTTACAGGATTTGCCATTTTCTAGCCCCTTTAGCCTAATTCGTCAAAATCGTATTCAGCGACGATGTTAAAACGGTAAAACAGGTCTTCTGGCGTAAGGTCTTTAATAGTAACGTTGTTGAATTGAACCTTGCCGCTAGTCGTTTTGCCCCTAAAGGCATTCTTTGCAACTTGCGCTAACTGCCGCCCCAAAATAACGCCGTTATCAATTGTCTTAGGGATGAACAATTGAACAAAAACTAAGCCTGAACTTTCATAGCGCCTTTGTCCGGGCAAGCCTGCGTCGGTTGATAACGTCGCCTGTTGATCTAATAAATTCTGTGTAGAAAACCGAACCCAAATCTTTTCACGATCAACCGGCGTTGCATTCTCTGCCCCATACCATTCAACGGCAGGAATATAGCCGGCAATTGCTGACGTACCGGCGTCCCATGCAGCCTTAAAAAGCTGCTGCATTTGTTCAACGGCAATGTCTAGCGTTGCGGTCATCCCTTGAACTCGATTGTGTAAAGAATCGGCTGGCCGTTAGGTGCTAGCGTGTCAATTGATGCAATATTTAATTGCTTGCCGTTGCGGATAACAACATCGGCAAGTGCAGGCGTAAAGTCAACAGCCCCCATTAAACCGACAACCGCACCGTCTTTAAGCTCGTTGCTATCGCGCATGTAATGCAGCGTTTCGCGGGTTTCTTTGTTTACGGTTAAAAACAAAACGGAAGGCGTTTTGTCAACTTGCGCGCTTGTAACTTTCCAAGGCTCGCTTATGTCAGGCGTGCGATTTAACTGCCGCCAAGTAACTAACTGCCCCTTACGCTTAATTACAGCGAGCGTGCGAATAATGCTGCGGTCATATTCGCCCATGTTTACACCCGCAGCGCCCGCAACGTTAGCCCACACTGTGAGGGCTTAAACAGCGGAGCTAAGATAGCGTCCACTGCCGGAAATTCTGGCGTAATGCCGGCCTTAGTCGGGTCGGCATACTTCGTAGTAATCGGGCCTACTGTTTCTTCAACAACGTAGTCTGACGCTTGAATGACAGGCTGCAACACTACGCCTTGACTTTGCACTAAAACTAAAGCGCACTGCGCGCTAACTAACTGCTTAGGAATTGCGGTAGTAGCGAAATCCAAACCGTCTAAAACAACGCAGGCGCGCGGCCAAGCTAACGCCTGCGTTGCTGCATCTACCTTTTCGCCCTGATACCGCAAAGCTTGCGCTTCTAAGTAGTCAGTAGCGTTGATAAGCATAACCGCCACTTCATCATCGGAAGCCGGCAGCGTAACGCCGCGTTGCGTTGCATAAGTGCGAACGTCGGCAACGCTAACATAGCTGTTAGCGTCTGCAATTAAGCTGCCATCTTCTACGGTAATCGTGACGGCCATTGTGGCTTATCCTTAGCGGTTAGGCTTCCACACGGAGCCGGCCGCTGGCGCAGCGCCCGGAGCCTTAGCCGCAAGGTCTGCTGCCGTGGCATCCCCGGCCCCGTCAGCCGCGCCAGCGCCGGCCGTAGCCGCCTGCTGCACGTCAGGGGAAGCGTTAGCCGCCGCGTCGCCTTGTGGGCCAACAGGGGCCGGGGAATCGCCAGCAATGGCCGCCAGCGCGGCAAGAGCGTTCAGGCGCTTTTCAATCGCAACTTCGGCCGTTGGATACTTCTCCGAATAGCGTTCGGGTACATCGCCCATAACGCCGTCGCAATCTTCTAATGCGCCTTCATTCGGCACAACTAAAGCATTGCGGAAGCAAATTTGGTGGCCTAAGCGGTGCGCTTCTAACGTCTGTTCAGCGGTTGGAATGCCGGAACCGTTGATGAAATAGAGAATCTTAAGGGGCTTCATTTAGCTTCACCTTTTGGTTGCGCCTAAAGGATGCCGGGGAAACCCCCGGCATCCGTAGACGGTTAATTACTGCGAGATAAGGACAACGCCCGCCGTATCCTTAGCGGACGTGGCGAATTGATCCCAATTGGTCGCGGTAAGTAACGCGGCGTCAGCAGGCGACTTGCCGCCGTTGGTCTTATCCCAACTAAAGCCCTTAAGGCCAAGCTGGTAAGACCATTCGGCCTGATAAGTGCGCTTAATGTTTTCGTCGCCGTTAATCGCCTGCTCGTTAGCGTCAAAATCGTTGTTTTGATGAACGATAATGCCGCCCGGAGTCAGGCCCAAAGTGCGATACTTATTCGGCGTGCCCGCGACAAACAAATTGGGGCAGTCCGTGACGACTAAAACGCGGCCCATCGGATCGCGCACAACGTTAACCGTGCCGAAATTAAACAGCATGGAAGCATTGGCTAAGTTCTTTTGGTACAGGTCGCCATTAGGCTTGCTGTGCATGATCCATGCAACAAGCTCATTGGACGCATCGCCAAACTTCGCAGCCGCAAGGCCCATGTTAGCGAAGTTGCAAAGTTCAGCGCCACCCGTGCCGCCCGAAGCGTCATAAGTGTTAGCAGTCTTTGCAGCAAGTGCGATGGCGCAGACGCCGAGGCCGGTATTGAGCATATCGCCCATAACGTCCTTAGCTAACTGCTGACCTAACACAACGCCCGCAATTTCCGGGTTCTGTTGAATCCAAAGGAATTGACCGCGATCAATACGCACGGGCGGCGTACCGGCAGCAACCTTCACCATGGTATCAACAAGGCTTGCTAAAACCTTTTCGCTAACTGCGCCAGTGCCGTAAGCATTGCGACGACGGACAAGGCCGCTAACCTTGGCCCACATTGCAATGTCAGAATAGTCGCCTTGATGCGCCGCAGATTGAAGCACGATAGCGCCGTTAGTCGCTTCATTGAAAAGCGCGACTTGTTGCGCCAGAACTTCCGTCATGGTGCTGTAAGCGTATTCGCTATATACCGCTAAATCAGAAAGTGCCATGTTAGTGCGTCCTTAGTTGGCTTGGCTTGCCTTCACTGCCTGAACATGCGCCAATAAATCCGCTGGCGATGCGTTGGCTAGATTCGGCGGTTGATTACCGGACTGCTGTTGGCCCGGAGTCTTTACGGCACCGCCGTTTTGCGAAGGCGAACCGGCACCGCCGGACGCTTTAGTTACGCGGATGATAGAGGAAAAATCCTTGTTTGCAACAAATTCTTCGCCGAGCTTATCCAGCGTCAGGGCGGAGGGCTTGCCGTCCTTATCCAGAATCTTAATTGAAGGCGCATCGCCTTCAATATCGACAGCCAAACGGCGTTCAATGTGTGGGCGCATCACTGCGGGCGACGTGCTAATTTTATCAGCAAGCGTTTGCGCCGCAGTTTCCAACAGCGTTTTTTGAATGAAGCCGTTGGCCTTCTCAAGCTTGCCTTGCACTGCATTAACCGCCTCGTCGCGTTCCTTAGCCCATTGACGCTCTAACGCATCAATATCGCCTTGTTTACGCGCAGGATTCTTTTCGATCTTTTCCAGCTTATCGGCCAATTCATCGCGCGCAGCTTGCTCGCGTTCTAATTGATCCTTTAAGCGTTGATTGGCGCGCTTAAGCGGCCCAACGTCCTCGTCACCTTCGGTTTGAAGCACGAAGCTTTCACCATCGGCGACATATTCAAACTTAATGTTATCGGCCAGCTTTTCAAACTGCTCTTTGGTAATCTTACGCTTAAGTGCCATAGTCTTTGACTCCGAGTGATTCACCGAATCACGTTAATAAAACCAACCCAATTTTCTTTTTGAATTGGGACATTTGCAACGCTTTTATTTTAACCTTGGCAAAATCCTTTGCCGTAATTTCTCCAGATTCCAACGCATCCGCAATTTCACTGCCGATAAGTTCAACTTGCACGGCGCGCGGTTGACGCTTAAGCCAAGCATAAAGAGTAGGCGCGCTAAAGTCATCAAATAAAGACGAAAGCGGAACGGTTACGCTACGGCAGCGGTAATGCGCAGGCGGAACCGGCCCCTGTCCGTAGCGGTACGCTTTATCATCGCGTTCGCGGCAAATTTCCGTTGTATAGCCGTCCATTACGGAAATCCATTTGTAATGCGAAAACAAAGCGGAAGCGACGGCTTGGGCAACCATTTGGTCAATATGACTAATTGACGTTTCAATAACAGCCGAAGCCTGCAAAGCAATTTTAGAAAGCTGCGTAGAAGCGCCTTGCTTAGCAGCTTCACCGCCAATTTCTGCAACAGTCGCTTCTACCGTTTGTTTATTCGCATATGCTTTGCGTATTGTGTTTTCAACGCTAGCTTGCGCAGATTTAATGAATGCCGAAACAAACGGCAAAAGGTAAAGACCGTTAGCAGGAATTGGCGCGTTTTTAATCGTAGCCCAAAGCGAATCGCGGCCATCGGGCAGAATCGCAGCCAAGCCGTATAGCGGGCTGAACGCTTCCTTTTCGTTTTGCGCTGCGATGAATGCAAACGCCTGATCTTCGCTTAATTGCTTAAACGATCCTTCCTTGCCGTTGATTGAATTCCAACGCGCCGAACCATACGCCATTGCTGACATTTGAACGCGAAGTTGCATGAATTCTTGCAACGAATTAATTAGCCTCTCCGCGTATTGGCTGTAGATAGTTGCTTGCGATTTACGCAGCGCAATCAACAGCCGGTTTAATTCGGCCTTACTCATGCCGTCAAGCGTCTTATATTGCACGCGCATTAACAGTTTGCGCACTTGCTCATTCACAGCCGCTAGCACTGCGTCAAATTCTCGCGATTGCCCAAGCTTCAACGCTTCGACAAATAAAGCTAAGCGGGTTGTAATATCGAATAGCCGCTGACTGTCATTCATGGCGTGCCCACATTAAGCGCCGCTAGCTGCCGGGTCTGGAATGGTCGGGTCGTGTTCCGCTGCCAAGGCGAATGCTTCAATCTGATCTTTAGCAATATCGGCCTTAGCTTTAGCATCGTCGGCAATTGCGACGCCTGCGCGACGCAGATACGCGCGCAATTCCTCCCAACTCAAA